GGCTATCCTGACGGATGCCCCGGTGAATGTATCAATCGCTGGCAATTATAAAGGTTGGAAAGACGCTAGACTTGAGGTTGTCACGGTTGTTAATTTTACATACACGGTCCTTTGTTCATACATCAAACAGAGCGAAGGGCTTGCTTATTCTGATTGGGATGCACGGAGATGAGTGATTCGTATAATCCAGTACCGAATGAAGGTGAAGTTCCTGCCCCACAAGTAGGTGGTAATGTAGATGGGCCAATTGAAGATGCATTAATAGGTGATCCTTCTGATGTAGAACCTAATGCAGATGAACCATTGAGAGAAGATAATGAAGTGATACAATACTTTGCTAGTGTTACTGATACAGAAGCCCGTAACTATATCATGTTTCTTCACGACTTACATGCTATTAGTGCTGAAAGGAAGAATGAATTATTTGTTCTTTTAGATAATAACCCAAGTTTGTTTTCTTAGGAGAGTGTAATGGTATTAAATGTACGTGACGCAAGTGGTAATGGACCGGGGAACCAAGTTCCTATGCGTCCTGATGATGTTGTTTCTGGCACTTGGACAGGCACTACTACCGGGACTAGTGATTCTGTTGTTACTAATGGCAAATGCAATATTACAATTACGAAGACAGGATCAGCAGAAGCTACAGTAACTATTGAGAAGTCTACAGATGGTGGAACAACCTTTGTGGCTCTTAGTAAAAATGCGGATGGTGATGCAGCGTCTTATGCTACTACAGTAGACTTTAATGGTTCTGTAGAAGACATTGGAGAGAGTTTAGTTTATTACAGACTTAATAACTCTGCTCATGGTGTTAGTGGTGACGTTGATTATCGTTTATCGGCTGTAAGATAATCTAATGGCTGCTATACCTTCTGGATACACAGCAACAGTCTCTGCATTAGGTTGGGAACTAGAAGTTCTATTTCCTAGTTGGACAATCCCCGGTGTTTACGCGCCTGATCCAGATGGCACTCCAACAATAACTTTAACAGTCACATCTAAGGGCTTCGATAATACTGGAACCCTTGGAACGATTGTTCGCACTGTTGTTGTTACAGATGTTCTACGCAAACCTGATCCTAATGAGACGGCTCAAGACGAAGTAGATGCTGCCGGGGATTGCACTACTACATTCGTATTAAGCGATTTCATCTTTGCTGGCGACATTGTGGTTATGGACACTCTTGCTGGATGGGCACAAGACGGTTCGGGTACTCCTGTAATAGCTGAGTTGTTTGACACTGTAACTATTACTAATAGTTCTGCTCTTACTTATTCTCAAATTAAACCTGTAGCCCGGTGGGCGATGCCGGAAATCGGTCACTACATCACCAGCGGAACGCAGCACGTCGAATTGTGCGCGTTTTCGGCTTATCCGCAATCCGGCGGTAAGCAAGTTGCGGCGGTCAAGTTCACTATTGACGATGGCGGCGGCAACACCAACACCGTGACCGTTACCGAGGCGACAGTTTCGACACTCTACAGCAACGATCAACACGCTGTTCTGGTCTACGAAGCCGATCTTCCTATTTCCGGCCTGAATGACGGCGCAGCGACAATCCGGGCGCAAGTTTACCCGTGGGTCGGCGGTGATACGGGTACAGAGGACGCTATTCGGGACAGCAACGACGGCACTGAAAACTTCTTTGATTTCGAGGTTTATATCGACACGGCGAACGGCTATCCGCCCGTTTACGCCTATGTGAAGGACGGTGCAGCAGGATCGGCCCCGGCGGTTAGTGAAACCCGAGGCGATGTCGAAAACGACGATACTGTAAAGTGCTATGCCGATGCGGGCGCGGCGATGGAGGCCATTAAGGCATATAACAGCACAAACTATTCCCGCCCCGATGAGGGGAATGGGCGCGTTCTCTTAGGGGACGGAACAAACAGGTTCATAGGCACCAATTCGACGACGACGACGGGACGCCCCGCCGTTTGGTGCACGATTGAACCAAGCAGCGGTTCGACTGTTACCATAAACATCCCCACAAGCAGCGGCACGACAGGCCGTCGGATGCTGCACTATTCCGGTATTACAATAAATCAGACATCGGCCAACGCTACCGGCATCGACATGGCGGACGATACCGATGGACGTGTTTGGTTTGATGGATGTACGTGCACAGACGGCAATGATTACGTGCCGCTAGTCCGCTATCGCGTTCGCAAGACATATTGGACGAATGGCGATGCCACCAATCTTAATCTTGGTGCTTTCGGAGCAAGCAACACTACTGTCCCCCTTGTTCGTGCATCCAACCTCACCCCCGCTGATGGAGATGCAGGTAAAGCGGATTGCATGATCGGTTGTACCTTGAATGGGTTTGGGCTCAAGGAAACCTCGGCAAATTGGGACGCCCCGGATAATGGTATGCTGGCTTTCAGCAGTTTGCTTGATATTTCTAATCCGGGGCTGATCTTAGGCGAGGCGTTGAATGTTAAAAGCTTCGCTATTGTTCAAAATGTTATCGAGATGACGACAGCGGCGGCGGCGATTGTTGTTTCCGCCGATAGTGACAATACGACCGCCGAAAACATCCTGATCTACCATCCGACCATCCCCGGAAGCCGGGTAAACATTGGGTATAACGATGCTCTTGGATCAATTCAGCTTAATCATTTGATCTTTATTAAAGGTGCGATATTTGATGATATTGCCGTCAAAAGCGACACTTACGCCGGTCAGGCAACGGCCATTCAAAACTGGTCATTCATGTATCAAGTTGGTTGTGAAGGAAACATCACAACTCATGATTATGACGATCTGGATTTCACGCCCGCCAATACGACAGGAGCAACGGCAAACCACGCCTATGATGGGCGAAACAGTTCACTTGAGCCAGCCGCAGGAGCCGATGTCACGTTTACCGATGACAAGAGCCTTGGCGGCGATGGTCTTGGCGGCGGCGATTACACGATTTCCGTTGATGGTGATGAACTGAACCGCCTGACCAACTCCCCGGTCGGCGGCGATATTCTGCCGTTCGATTTAGCCGGTGTTGCGAGAACATATGGGAGAGCAGGTGCTTATGATATTGCAGCGCCAGTAGTAACTTCAACAAGTTATATAAAACAAATAGCACCAAATGTTAAAGAACAAGTATATACTAATGTAAAGAGTAACTTTAGTGCCTGAATTTAATCTATATGAAGGTGGTTTACAAGAACGCTTTCTAGCATCTACAGCGAAGATACAAGTGTTCGGTGGAGGTTTTGCTAATGGCAAGACTTCTACTGCTTGTATTAAGACGTTGAAAGTTGCTATGGATTATCCGGGCGCGAACATCCTTATGGCACGTAGCACGTATCCTAAGTTGAATGATACATTGCGTAAAGAGTTTCTCAAGTGGTGTCCGAATGACTGGATCAAGTCATTTCCTAAATCTGCTAATGGCAGTAACACTTGCACGATGAAGAATGGAACGACGATTAACTTTCGTTACATCGCACAACAAGGTAAAGGCACAAACGATGCGACGACTTCTAACTTGTTGTCTGCAACGTATGACTTAGTTGTTGTAGATCAGATAGAAGACCCTGAAATTGTACACAAAGATTTACTCGACTTACTAGGCCGTCTTCGTGGCATGGCATTATACTCTGGTGACGATCAAAACATGCCACGGAACGGGCCTCGTTGGGTTATTATAACGACTAACCCTACACGTAATTGGGTATATAGAGAGTTAGTCAAGCCTTTACACGATTTAGAACGTGGTGTTATCAATGATAAGCTCATGTGCGAGACAGATGAGAGTGGTAAGATGCTTCTTGGAGAAGATAAATTGCCTATTCCTATCATTGAGTTGTTTGAGGGCAGTACGTATGAGAACAAAGAGAACTTAGAAGACGACTTCATTAAAACACTAGAAGCTTCTTATCACGGACAGATGCGTGATAGGTTCTTAATGGGCCAATGGGCGTCTTATGAAGGACTTGTTTACCCTGAGTTCACAGAAGAATTGCATGTAATGTCTCATAACATGGTCATAGATTATTACAGACGTTTAGTAATGGGTAGCTCGGCGATTACTTATCTAGAAGGGTATGACTACGGGCTTGCGGTTCCTTACTGTTACATTTGTGGCTTCGTAGATGAATTTGGTAATGTCTTTCTCATGGATGGAGAGTATAAGAAAGAAACTCCGCCCGAAGCACAGTTTACTTTTATTAAAGACACTAGAGGCGTTTATAATATTCCCCCGGATAATCACATCCTTGCTGATCCAGATATCTTCCGGCGCAAGGGGCTTAACAAGAAGACAGTGGGTAAATCATTGAATGACATGTTCATGGATGCTGGTATATACTGTACTCGTGGCAACAACGACATTACTAATGGCATTATTAAAGTGTCGCAGTATCTAATTCCACAACGTAATCACCAGAACCCTATTACTGGACATTACAATTCACCTTATATGTATATTAGTGACAAACTAGAGTTTGTAATCAATGAGTTTTCTGGTTATTATTGGAAGCGTGATCCTAAAGGAGAAATCCTAGACATCCCTAATGATAAAGATGATCATGCTATGGATACAATTAAATACATGCTTTCTCATCGTCCCGCTGTATCAAAGATGATCATGCCACAAAATCCACAAACTATTGGTTGGCGTAAATGGGGTGAACGGGATATGCCAGAAGCGACAAGGAATGTTAGATATGGTTAATGCTGCATTAATACGAGCTATTGTAAAGAAGATGGGTGCTGATGCAGACTTTCGAGAAAAACAATTGCCTCTTCGTGGTGATCCAGATGAGTATCTCGGCCCTACTCCTACACAATTAGACCGTCCAGCAGAAGTTCTTGATGAATTTCAAAATCAATACACAAAAGGTAATGTTCGTGGTAGTCGGGGTACTATTGAACAAGAAATGGATCAATTAGAGAAAGAATTGATTGAGGAAGGTGTGCTAGAATTTAGTGACACATCTACTGAACGTCCTATTCCCTCTCTTGGAGAGAAGAAGCAATCGAACACATTTACACAATCAGTTAACAGACAAAAACCTAAAACTGTTTTCGAAGATACAAGTGGATACATTGATCCTAAACTTGCTCCAGAAGCAACACACTTTCAGGAGCTAGAACAGTTTGACAAGTTTATGTCAGGAAAGAAGACTTCTCCAATAACAAATAAAATACCACAAGGTACTCCTAAAAAGGAATATCGTGGTGATGATATTGATTTAGTTAATGCTAGACGAGAGAAGAGATTAGAAGAGTATAAAAAGCAATTGCCTCCACACATGCAAACGCCTGAGAATATAGAAATTCTTGTTCAAGATATTATGGAAGCTGATATAGCTGACTTGGCTTCTGGAAAAGTATTTGGAAAAGATAAGAGCAAGTTTCCTAAGCCACTTGATCCTGATAAAGAGAACTTCTCGTTACGTAATCTAGAAGACATCTTTACTCATGGAAAAGGAAATGAAGGGCCATCAGCACAGAAAAATGCAGTAGCAGGCTTTCGTAAGAGAGCTACTAAAGCGCAGAAGGCTTCTGGTAGAACAGTATATCCTACTGATAGACTGCCTACGAATGAAAAGAGCTTTGCTAATCGTCCTCGACCTGATGCAAGCAAATTAGAAGGTGTTCAAGAAACATTAACTGGACCACAAAGTCTAGAAAGTCGAATGAAGGCATTACTCGAAGCTTTCTTTGCGAGAGAAAAAGTATCCAAACTTAAAGCCAAACGTTTAGGACAATAACATGGCAGACGAAGATCAAATCCCTACGGATGTAGAGAACAACATAGACAAGTCCATTGGTGCTTCTAAGAAGAAGAGCAAGAAACGTGCGCCT